CGCCGGAGGCCTTCTTCTCCACGATAATCCTATCGGGGTTGTACTTCTTGGCCAGTTGGCGGGCCTGCTCCAGCAACTCGGGGTACTCCCATTTGCCCCGGCGGTTGGCCAACAGAAGGGCATTGGGCACATTAAACTCCTTGCCCCGGCTGTCCTCGTACCCGGTGGTGAAGATGCCCCAGACCTGGAGGACGCTGTAGTCGTTGGTCTCCTTCTTGCCAAAGGCGGTATCCGCGCTCATGATGACGCTGTCGCAGGAGGGCAGCGGCTTGTCCTTGGGCCACCACTTGATGTTTTCCACCTTGATGAGGTTGCCCTCCTCGCCGGTGGGCTCCTGCATATAGAGGGCGTTCCACTGCCCCCGGGGCATCGTGGGGTCATCCCGCAGCCCCTTGAGGTACTCGGCGGGCCACCTCTCGGGCCAGTAGGACTCCTCTTCCTCGGTCAGCGCCGGGATGGAGAGTACCTGCCATTGCTCGGCGCGGGGGTCATCCTCGGCGTTGCGGAGGAGCCAGCCGGCCAAATCCTCTTCGTGCCACCGCGTGGTAATGATGAGGATGCGCCCATCAGGCTGCAAGCGGGAGCGAAGGCCGCCCGGCCACCAGTTCTTGACGAACTCGCGGGCGCTCTTCGACATCGCATCCTGCTCGCTCAAGGGGTCGTCAATGATAGCAAGATTAGCGCCCCTACCTGCAATGCCAGCAGTAATACCAGCGGCGACATATCTACCTCCCTGCTCCGTATCCCATCTGTTGGTGGCCCTACTGTCACTTTTGATGCGCGTAGGGAAAAGCTTCTGGTAGTCATCCGACATCACGAGGTTGCGGGTGTCGCGCCCGAAAGCGTTAGCTAGCTCCTGCCCGTAGGAAACTCCCATGACCTGCCACGTGGGGTGCCGCCCCAATACCCATGAGGGGAAGAGGACGGAGCCGTTGACGCTCTTCATGCTACGGGGTGGCATGAAGATCATGGCGCGGGCGCGGGGTGTCTCCTCCACGTATTGCAAAAGGGCGGCAATCTTCCGGATGTGCTCCCCGTCCACGAAGCCCTCGGGGAGGATCCACGGGGCGGCATACTGCAAATAGGCGTAGTAGGACTCGCGGGCCTTGGCCTCCGCCAGGAGTTGCAGCTTCTCCAGGAGGGCGTCACTCAAAGGACACCCCCGCAATCTTGGCCAGGCGCTTCACCTCTTCCACCTCTTGGGCCTTGTCGCCCTGCAACCTGGAAGTCACGTTGAGCACGGCTTTCTGCTCCACGAAGAACCCGAGGGACTTCCCCAGAAGCTCCATGGCCCTGTTGGCTCCCGCGTAATCCCCGTCGCCCATCGCCTTGTCGTAGATATCCTGGAGCTTCTTGTGGTAGATCTCGCGGGTGAGGTCGGCGCGGAACTGGTCCCGCTCCAAGAGGGTGCGCAGGCGCTTTTCGATGCGGGGCCGCTGGAGCCACCTCCTTCCAATCTCGGCGGGGTGGTTCCCGGAGTAGCCGGCGGCCAACAGGGCCTTCTTGGAATCCCGGTGGATGGCGTACTCCCTGCAGAAGATTTCCTCCTTGGTGGTGAGGTCCATGCGGCGGGAGTCGCGCCAAGCCTTCAGCGGGGGCATCACCTCCACCTCGCGCTGGGCTTCCTCCATGATGGGGTTTTCTTCTTCCTTCATGATACACTCGTGAGAACGTGGTTATTGACAAAGGATTTGAGGCGGCGGACCTCGACGCAACTGCGCCCCGATTTGCTCTCGCGCCCGTTCTTGCGCCACTCCAGCCCGCACTTGCGCAGGTCCTCGCTTATGCGGATCATCCGGTTGCGTAGCTGCAAGGAGTTTTCTGGCCAGAACTTGGAGGGCGAGGCGTGGGGGGCAAGTACCGCGAGGAGTTGTGCCCAGCTACCATACCACACTTCCTTCTCCTTCATCAAGGAAATGAGTGCCTGGGCCACATCGTTGTGCTCCACGAAGTGGGCGCTGGCCTCCTGCTTGTTGTTGGAGTACGCGGTGAGGAAGCGCTCCCCCGCCTCGGGGCCCAACCCCGCGAAGGCCCACCGGGCAAAGTTGGCCATACGGGGGGCCTCGCTCAACCTCACGGAGGAAAAGCCCTCTTGTGCCCTTCCCACGCAGTCGAAGATGGCCCCCAAGAGGAGGGGCATGTCCATCTCGAATTGGTGCCAGAAGGTGTCGTCGTCCATGCGATCCTTGGAGGGAATAGCCGGAAGCTCCACGTTGATGCTGCGGGATACGAGGTCCTCGCGCTCCGCGAAAGCGGGGATGCCGTTGAGCACTATAGGTCGGCAAGCCGTGAAGGCCGCCTCATCACTATCGGTGTAGAGAGCCCTACCGCCGAGGGCCCCAGTGCCGGTGGAGATACGGCACAGGGAGTCACTAAGATTGTGCTGCAGGGTGGAGACGTTGTCTACCGCCACCACATAGGCGTTCTTGACGGCGGCCACCAAATCCCTGGAGTTACTAGGCGGCTCCCGCATATCCCTGGCATGGGGATCCACCAGCCGACGGAGGAGGCGCGTAGTGGTACTTTTGGAGCTACCCTGCTCCCCGTTGATGATGAGGACGGGGAAGGGGCCCCCCACCTTGAAGGAGCCCACCAGCCAGGCAGCCAACAGGTAGAGGTCATCCTCCTTGCACCTCACGTGCTTCCTGAGGAGGGCCAAGAGGTCCCCGCCCCCTTGGGGCCTAACCTGCGGGAGCATCCCGTTGGGCCTATAGAACCGGGGGACCTCCCCCGTAGTCCTTACGGTTTCCCATTTGCCGCCGCGCCACCTGACCATCTCGCGGGTGTCATCCCCGAAATCGTAGTAGAGGTCGCCGCTAGTGCCACCCACCCGCACGAATGCCGGGAGGATCCTTTGGGATGCCAGCGCCGTCCCTATGCAAAAAGCCTTCATCTCCTCCAGCGCCTTGGCACTGGGGAGCTTGCCGGGGGCACCCCGCGCCGCCAGCATGTAGAGGATGCCGGTAAAGGCCTCGCTCTTCACGGGCACCGTGTGGCGGATGTCATCCATCCACAGATCCACGAATACATCCCCGTTGGGGGTCCGCCACGGCTTCACCGCGTGGGCCACCAGCTTGTAGAGCCCGGCGGGCCCCAAGATCATTGATTCCTTCTCGTCCATACATCCTCCTTGAGGGGCCCCCTACGTACCACGGCCCTCCGCTGGGCGCAATCCCCTCCCCCAAAACTTTACATACTTGACGGCTGCGCCGTCCCTGTGCTATCATGAAGAGGACCCCCCTCCCACCCCCAAATCAGTTTGTTTTACGTTTGTTAACCTTCACCCCTACATCTTTTGTTGCGGGGCGCTAACCCCTTGAAATTAAAGGAAGGGTGAAGGTTGTGAAGGTCCCGCGCCCAAATTTCCCCCATCTTTCCCCGCCCCCCACACATATACCCCTTCTCTTTGGGGAAATGTGCCTTCACAACCTTCACAACCTTCACCCGCCCAGCAATATCAAGCACTTACGGGGTGAACCCCCGGCCCCCGCACCTTCACCCACCTTCACCCCAAAAGAACAAAGAGGGAACCACCCGCGCCCAAAATCCCCCGGGGGTCGTAACAATCCGTAACAATTTGTGATCACGTGGGGGTTGCGCCCCTCACCCCCTCCAAGTACTTTGGCGGCGTTCCATCCCGGAACATGGCTGTGACCCCGCTGGGGCCGGCCACCCACCACGTTTCTTTCAGTCCTGTCAGCTACCCCACTCACCCCCGCCCAATAACCCTACATCTAGTGGGGCTACTGGGTGGGGGCTTTTTCCCAAAGGATCCCAAATGCTCAAACTCGACGGGTATGACGAGGCCCTGCTGGGCCAAGCCACGGTGTGGCAGCGCCAGGGCGCTGGTGCAGAGCGGGTGGACACCCTCATCTACAGCGGCCCCAAGATCATCGGCATCCTCATGACCCGCGATGGCATGGAGGAGGATGAAGCCCACGAATTTCTCGATTTCAACATTGCAGGGGCCTACATGGGGCCCGACACCCCCATCGTCGTGTGGCACCACCTCTACACTGAGGAGTCCTAAGCATGTCCAAGGCTGAGATACAGCGCCAGTTTGACTACGCGGTGCACCAAATCGTCAAGCAGGGCTGTCCCGCCTACCGGCCCAATAAGGGGTGCGCCTACCGCATGGAGGAGGGGGATACCACCCTGAAGTGTGTGGTGGGTTGGCTCATCCCCGACGCCTACTTCATAAAGTACCCGGAACACGTATTCGACCACGAAGTTACGGAGCTAAACCCTTCCGTGTATTCCTACCCCCGGATGAAGCCGTTTGCCCACAATTGGAACATTCTGGAATCACTCCAGTGTGCCTACGATGATGCGGCAGAGCGAGTTGGTTCGGGGTCGGCATTCGTGGTATCGTTTCTCCTCAACGCTCGCGATGTTGCCCAAACCCACGGCCTCAAGTGGAACTTCGATTAAGCTCAGTGCGTTGAGCTTATGCTAGGGCTTTGCTACGATTGCTAAGAGCGGCGACCGTAGCAATCCCAATCCACCATCTTGTTGACCAACTGGCGGAAAGTCACTTCGGGCTCCCACCCAATATCCCTAATTTTGGTGGGGTCTCCCTCCAGCCAATGGACCTCAGCGGGCCGCACGAAGCGGGGGTCCCGCGTGATGTGGTCCTCCCAGCGCAGGCCCACGCGATCAAAGGCGTGGAAGAGGAAGTCCCTTATGGTGTGGGACTCCCCCGTTGCCACCACGTAGTCATCGGCGCGGGGCTGCTGCAGCATCATCCACATCGCGCGCACATAATCCCCCGCGTACCCCCAATCCCTCCGGGCATCCAGGTTGCCCAGTGCCAGCGTCTTGGCGCGCCCCCCAATGATATCCGCAATCCCCAAAGTGATTTTGCGGGTGACGAACTGCGGGCCCCGTAGGGGGCTCTCATGATTGAAGAGGATGCCCGAGCAGGCGAAGAGATTGTGGCTCTCGCGGTAGTTGCGGGTGATGTGGTGCCCGTAGAGCTTCGCCACCCCGTAAGGGCTCCTTGGGAGCATGGGGGTTTCCTCCCCTTGGGGTGCCGGCGAATTGCCAAACATCTCCGAGGTGCTCGCCTGGTAGAATTTGGTGCGCGGCGACGCCCGGCGGATGGCCTCCAATAGGTTGAGGGGCCCCAGCGCGTTGATGTGGGTAGTGGAAGTGGCCTGGTCCCACGAGGAGCCCACGAAACTTTGGGCCGCCAAATTGTAGATTTCGTCAAAACCCTGCTCTACCACCCGCAGCATGTCGGGGCCCGAGGATACATCCCCCAGGTGGAGGGTAATTTGGGGCCGGATGTGGAAGAAGTCAAGGTTTTTGAGGGTCGGGGAGTGGCTGCGCACCACCCCATGGACCTCATACCCCTTTGAGATGAGGAATTTGGCTAGGTAGGGGCCATCCTGGCCGGTGATTCCGGTGATTAGGGCTCGCATGCCCTCAGTTTAGGGGGCCCCCGCCCCAAAATCAAGGAAAATTATGAGCCAAGGAGGTGCGAGCGGAGCATCCAAGCGGCCTTTTGGTGGGCCATCTGCCTGTCGGCCAGGAGATTGGAGGTCGCGGGGTCCTCTTCCGCCGTGAGAGCGGCCCCCTTGGCGCACAGGAGACCCAGCTTCTCGTTTTCCACCGCCAAAGTTTGGACCATTTTGCGGTAGTGGAGGGGCTTGGAGGGGATTGGGTCTACGGCGTCGGCCCCCTCGTTGCTGTTGTGGGGGTGTGCGAAGTCATCAAGGGCCCGAATGCGCTCCGCTATGAGGTCTGCTGCCTCTTGGAGTTCCTCGTACTGCTTGCCGAAGAGGTCGTGGAGGGGCCCAAAGTGGGGACCAACGACATTCCAATGGAAATTCTGGGTCTTGAGGGAGAGGGCGAGGGTGCTATGGAGTACGGTTTGCAGAATATCCATGGGGACCTAGGGGAGGTAAGAGAAATGGGAAGGGGGTGTTTTACCCAACAACGGGTGCCCCAAACGGCATTATAGAGTACCCACCCCCAAAAGTCCAAATTTTGAAAAATTTCTGGCATGGGGGCCCCCACAACCCCCAACTGCCTGCCGGCATGTTTTTCCCCCACCCCCCGCCAAAATTAGGCACAAAAAAATAATAAAAAATAATAATTAATAATAACAAATAATAATTAGTTATTATTATCTGCTATTATTAATTATTATTCTTTATTATATTATAGTAGGATTTGGGACAAAATAAAAGGGGCCGGGACATTATATCCCGACCCCTAATATTTAATTGATTATGTTATGTTACTTGGCCTTGGCCTTACCCTTGGCCTTATTCTGAGCGGCAAGCATTTCGATAATCGAGCCGAGGGACTTTTCGATATTATCCACCCGATTCGAGAGCCCGTCATCGGCCTTGGCCTTCCCGGCAGACTTGGCAGCGCCCTTCTTAATAACAAGGCGGCTCCGATAAATATAAGCCTCGGCATCGGAATTAATGCCGATTAACTTAATATTATCGGAATCGATAGTCTCCGGCATATTATAATACTGGCCGCACTTCGAGATCTTAAGGGACTCAAGGTTAATCACAATCTGCATCTTCGACATAATCTGTATTCCTTCTTAATGTCATCCCTTATATTCCACATGGAATACAAGTCGACGGTGGAAGTAGAGCATATGGCGGCAAAACGGGTCAAATCACTTTTTGTTTCACTTTGTTTCACTTTGTAACATAATCCCCCGGGCAAATCCCCCCATTATATTCCCCGCCCCATTATAATAAAATTACAATTATCCCCACAATCTAGCAACAATTAGCAACATCTAACCCATTGAAATCCCTCACACTTTCCGGCTAGCAACCCCCAACCTCCATTCCCACCCACCCCAAACAGCTAACCCATTGATTTCATTACATTCCCGAAGAGGGTGAAGGTTCACTAGCAACATTTCCCCCATCTATCCCCATCCTTCCCCATGGAAAGGGTAATATCACCCTTCACTACCTTCACAGCCTTCACCCACCCAATGAAATCAAGTACTTACAGGGTGAATGTATCCTATGGCCGCCCTCACCCCGCACTTTGGAACCGTTCCAAACTGCCGCCTAACCCCTTGCACCGCAACGACAAAAAAACTTGTTGACACCGGCAAACGGCCGTGCCACCGTAGCCCTCGCCGCGGCAATTCCGCCGCCTTTTTGGGAGAAACAAATGTCTCGCCCCCTTTATCAGATTGCCGCCGACATCCGGCGGGATTGGACCAAGCCCAACTATGCCGCCAAGCCCTACCTTGAGGCGATGTCGGCTCTCCGCACCATGGACGACAAGTATTACTTCGATGATGCCAAGAGTGTCGTCCTGTATTTCCTTGCTAACGCCGGAACATGGCGTGGCGATGTCGCCAAGCGTATCAAGAAGGAACTCAAGGAGATGTCCAAGTGAAACCCCAATACATCGAGGATATTGTCCTTGCTTCATATGAAGCAGGGCAAATTCGTGCTGCGGAATGGCATGGTTTGATGCCAGTTCCCATCCCCCCGATCTACATGGAATACATTGCCAAGTGGGCAGAAGCCTATTCCATGAAGCATCCCAAGATGCATCGGGATGAAGCCATGAGGTCCTACGGTTTGGGCTTCATCGACACATTCACGATGGCAGACTAATGCCTAGGGGGATGCCGATCTTTAACCGGGTCGGCATCACCGTATGCAATAGAGCATACGAAAAGGAGACCACAATGAATATGGACAGGTTCTGGATCCTCGTGGAGTTGATGCTCAACGGGTTCCACTACAATGCCGACGATAAGGAGGCCTTCATCGACTTCCTGAAGCAGCATCTCGTCGACAAGAACCTCCCCACTCTGGACCACCGCATCAATTACAGCATTAAATTCTGGGAGTTGTTCGGTGGTGGGCATCGGCTCCTCGCCATCAAGGAATTGCGGGAAACGAATGCCCCGTGGATGACGCTGCGTCTCGCCGTCGACATCTACGATGGCTTGCTGCAAGCCAAACGAAACCCCGAGTCCTAATGCATAGGGGGGAGGAGGGACAAGTGCCCTCTTCCACCGTATGCAATAGTGCATACGACACGGAGGCATCCATGAATATGCACCTCGAATATACCGACACCTTCGGCGGAGAACCCAATTATGCATGGGTGACCCGCAAATCCACCGAAATCCCTAAGGGA